CGCACAAGCCGCTGACGATCGAGCCTCCACCGGTTTACATTGAACCGCTCCCGGAGCGGCCTGCGCCGGGCGCTCACTGACGGTCACATCGTGTGGGTTGGACTCCGCTATAATCAGTCACTTACGCTCGATCTGTAATCAGTTGTAACCCGATTAGATTTTGCGCGAAAGCCTCGTTCACAGACTGTGATTTAGGCCGGGAGGGCCGCACCGCTCCAATGCCACAACCACCGCTCGATGTCAGCGAATCCGAACGTGGCCGCGGGATGATCGAGCCGCACATCTGCAACGGGTGCGAGCATGCGTCGAAATGCGCCCAGGGACTTGCCTGCGAGGCGCTGAAGCTGTTCATCAATACGGGCAGTCTTCCGGCCCTCGACGAGCCACGTGAGCCGAGCGCCGCGGTCTATCAGCGCATTTACGGGAGCCGAAACGCAGATCGACCATGTTGGCGGTCCAATCGCTCATGGCAAATCTGCCGCGCGTTCGGTAGAGATCGCGGTTAATTTCCTTTGCGGCATGGGGGGTTATTACCGGCTTGGTGGTGGGTCTGGCCAAATGTCGGAACCACCGTTCTTATTCCAACTTGTGAAAGCGTGCGTGAACTGAACAATTTCCGATCCGATCGCCTTATGATTGTTCCAGATGCGCCAGGTTCGATCCTCAACGCGTACCGCGCTTCGTTCAACATCTGGCGCAAACAGTATTCGCTTTTCGCCATCACGGCGCGGAGTGATGTCCTTGAGGTGACGCCCACGGCGAATGACCGAATGGAATTCAGCCTCAATAAAGCTCGCCGCCTCGTCCTCCCAAACCATCCAGCCGAAAACGATCTCCGCGCCGGTTCGCTTGTGCTCGGCCTCGCAGTTCTGATGGCAGTGGCCTGCGATGTAATCGGTCGAGGCGAACGTAAAGGGTAGGAATACGGGATTGACGGCGGATTCGAGCGACCCCAAAAAACGTTTAACGGCACCGCTGATTGCACGCGGCGTCGTCGATCTCAGCGGCTGAGCAGCCACACCATGTATCCCGCGATCGCTATCACGGCCGCAATGATCAGCCAGCCGCGCCGAGCGCTGCCCTTCGGCAATGGCTCCGCGACCTGCTGCAGCTGCTCATGACCTGGAGCCTTTACGGCGGTTTGGTGGTGCGATCCCTCGACGTGCGTATAGCTGATCCCAGTCCCGGGAATTCCAACGGTCTCGCGCACCTGGCCGTGGCCAAGCGTGACGCGCGCACCCTTGACGCCGACGCTGGTTGAGATTCCCGAGCGGCTCAGATTGACCGAGACGCCCGGGAAGATCTTAAAGCGGCGATGAAACCGCCAGCCCATCAGTTACGTGTTCCGATGGACTCAATCGCAGCACGGTTGATCGTGGCGAGCCCTGCGGCTATGCCTTCGATGTTGATACGCTCGGTCTCCGCGCAGTCGAGGTAATCGCCCACCAGTTTTACAAGGCGTTTTATTTTGGCCGCCTCGGCCTCGAACATGTCTTTGGTCGTGCCGGCTACGAACATCGGCCACACCGCCGGCAGCCCATAAAATTCGGCGATAGCGGCGTAGGCGCTGAGCGGCGGGTCATCCCCTTCGACGTCGGTCACAATGCCTGCGGCGCTCATGATTGCACCGCCTGCTGCAGCACCTGGCGCTTCCGCGCGTTGCGCTGCTCGACCAAAAGCTTATCGGCCTGGGCCGCCGGCAGCTCCATCCTTCCGCTATCGAACGCGCCGCGCAGGTTGTCTTCACCTTCGCAAAGACCGTTCGAGTACTTGACCGCGTCCTGCACTGTCTTGCGAATTTGCTGAAGCGCCCACAGGCCATTCGCTTCGGGCAACTCCAAATTGCCATCCTCGACGGCCTGGTCTATTGCGCTGAGCAGCTCCATGACCGAGTGCGCCTTCAGCAGCGTCTGCACGGCATTGCCGGGCTCACACAGCGAGTTGGTTGGAAGCGCGAGGCCTGCGAGCGTTTGCTTGATGCGCTCCGTTATCTGCGCGGGGGCAAGTTGGACGGCCGCTGATTTGGTGCGGACCTTGGGTGTATTCTTCGTCTTAGCTTTCATTCGCATCTCCAGATGTGATGAGGGTTAGGGGGCCCGACTGTGTGCAACCACTGTCGGGTTCCCGCTCCTTATCGGCGCTTTCCGGCTTACCGTCAAGCCACTATATGCTTGACCCACTTTCGTGCTAGGCGGGTCATTCAGCCCCCAAACTTTCCGAATTTCCCGTCTCGATGTGACTGCCTGATCGCGTCGACCAGATCGTCCTGGTGCATCATGAACATGTTGCCGAATGATTTGCCGGGGAAATTGATGTGCGTCGGCCCGCTGCTGCCTGCTCCGGCTCCCGCAGCGGGCGTCGTCATGGCGCGCACGCGTTCGGCCAAGGATTCGGGGAGCACCATTTCTTTCGCATGCAGCGTCGCCGGTAGTTCCCGCACGTTTGGCACATCCATGCCGCCGGCCGCGGATGCAACCGCGCCGAAGCTTGCGGCATCGGCTGCCATCGCCGCACCGAACGCGGCAGCGCCCATGTCTATCGGCCACGGCGCGGCGGCGAAGGATGCTGTGCCGGCCGCACCCGCGATGCCGATCGACGCGCTAATCTGTCCCGCCGCTGCCGCCTTGGTTGCGGCCATGTTTTGGACCTGCATTATTAACCACTTGGCCGCCATATCGGCAAAAGCGCCGACGATGGATTTGACCGCGCCCTGCCAGAGGCTCTGAATTCCCTTCGTCAATGTAGTCGTGCCCGTCAGCATCCCGGAGACTGAGCTCGTGAAGCTCTGCTGGATGTTTTTATTCACCTGATCCCATACCTGCTGATCCTTCTGCGCGGCCTGGGCTTTGATCTCCGACATTTTTTGCTGATGCGCCATTTCCAAGGCTTCAATCTGCGCTTGCAATTGCGCGTACTGCACAGGATCGGTTTTAGGGTCGATGAGCGACTCGCGCTGCCTGATTCCAGCTTCGGCGATCGCGGTGCGCTGATTCTCGAACGCGAGCAAACCGGCCAGCAGCTGCGCGTTACTGACCTCGCCGTGCTGGAATTTTGTTTGCATCGCTTTTTCGTCAGCGGCGATCGACGCCAATTGTTGCTGAGTCGATGTCTTCTCAAACGCATCGCCCATCTGAATGAGCTGGGCATTGGCCTGGCGCTTGACCTCGACCAAGTGCAGCTGCGCCTTTTCGTACTGCGGAGAACTTTCGCCGTACGTGCGCAGCTCGGCCGCGACTTCTTCCTCCGCAATCGCAATGCGCGCGCCGGCGGCCTTCGAGAATTCAGCCTCGTCTTGTTTGTACCGCTCCATTTCCGCTTGATGGTGCTTGTTGAGCGCAGCCTCTTCCGCGGAGAGTTCTTTGATCAGCGAATCGAGCTCGTCCTTGCCGGCACCGCCATCGGAGGTTGCGCCACCCGCAGGCTTTTTGATCGCCGTCTGATTGCCCGCCATCTGATCGAAGAACTTGGCGCGCGCCTGTTCGGCGGCCGCCATATCGTCCGCCATCGCGGTGTACATCTGCTTTGATGCGGCCTCAATATTGGCAGTGCCTTCGGCCCACGCAGCTTTGACCTCGGCCCAGTTCGCCCCATTCTTCACGGCAAGGGCAACGTCCGCGAGCCGGTCGAACTCAGCGCCGAGAATCGAGATCTTTCCGGCAATCCAGTCCGTTGCGACGGTGACGCCTTCTTTGAAGAAGCTGAAAGCCGCCGTAACGGAATAAATCGCGGCCTTGAAACCGTTGATGATGTTGACGCCGTTGTCGGAGATCCACTGACCCATGGAGGTGAGCGCGGGCAGCAGCGCATTGCCGATCGCAACCGAGACGCCCTCCATGACCTCATGAACATCATTCATCGCGGAGCGGTAAGCCTTCGTCTGAGCGACGCTTTCCTGACCAACCATAAGCCCGAGCTGCTCTGCCTTGATGCGAGCTTCTTCCATCACCGCCGGCGTAAGCTTGAGCACGTCCGAGACTTCCTGCCACGCTTTGCCGTAGATCTTGGCACCTTCCACATTTCTGTCTGTGCCTTCCTTAAAGCTCATCAGCTTCGCGTTGACATCGGTCATGATGTCCAGCTGGCCGCGGAAGTTTCCGGTGCTATCGCGTGTAGCAACGCCGAGATCGGCGAACGCCCCTTCGTTGCTCTTCAACGTTTGCGTGATCTTCGCGCCCGCGGCGGCCAGCGTGTCCTGGCTTACGAAGACGCTGCCGAGCGCAACTTTTAAGGCGGATGCCTCGGTCGCCGATATGCCGAACTGCTTGCCGAGCGCAATCGATGCTGTGTTGAGATTCACCGTCGAGGCAACGGCCTCTTTGAACATCTCCCCACCGGCCAGCGCCGCGGTAGCGATCGCGAAGACGCCCGCCATTTTCTCGAAAGCGCCTGCCACGCCCTCGATCGAGGCCTTCGTGGTTTCGGAGAACTCGGCGAGGGATGCCGTCGCCGCCGTGAGCCCGGCCTGCAGGCCTGTGTCTTCGGCGGTTATGCCAAGCTTGACTTCATTTGCCATTCTTCAGCCCTCGCGCAATTCGATCGAGCGATTCGATCAGTGTTGTGGACGCCGCGACGTACAGCGCTTCCGCGGCCTTGATGTCCTTCTGAAATTCGATGATCGCGTCGCTGATTGCGAGCACGGCTTCGACTGGCTTCGAGGCGGCCGCCGGCGGCGCCGCGGATTGCTTGGAGAACAGACTCATTTTTTCTCGCTCCATTCCACTTTTTCGACGGTTAGGAGAAAGCGCCCGGCGAGCTGGCTAAGGACTCGCCGACGCGCCCCCCCCAAAACGCGACGGTGACGGCGCCGCGAATTCAAAACGATCACCAGCATTAAGGGCTGGCGCACTATCGCATCACGCGTCAAAGGAGATGCAAACATGGACGGCTGCGACTGGCGGGGTTTTTTTCAATCGAGCTACTCCACGCCCAATGCTCGCCCCGGCGCTAACACCGACGGGGTCCGATACAAGACCTAATGCCTCTGCTGCGATTGCGCTCGCACCTGATTGACCAGCGGCTCGACGTAGGGTGCCTCCGGAGTCGCAAGCTTCGTCCAGGGCTCGATGCGCGCCGGGTAGCTCGTATCGGCCAGAATCTTGTCGATTTCGCCGATTTTGGTGCGAAGCTCAGACCCCGCGGCGGCATTCTTCGCTCTCTGTTCTTCGAGCGCCGCGCACGCTTTCATCCACTCGGCATACGCCCTGTCCATGTCGGCCTGCAGGGGTTCAAGCGATGGGGTCGCGTCTTCAACCGCGGCGAGCTCGGCGACTACAGCTTCCCGCTTGCGCTGCAGCTCTTCGTACGCTGAGGTCTGGACCTTAATGTCATCGAGTCGATGGCGAAAAATGATGGCGCCCATGACGGGGCCGTGTTGATCCGCGCACTGCTTGCGCAGCAGGTCTTCGTTGATTCGTTGCATTTGCCTTAGAGTCTCCTTCAAGTAACTGTGGCAGCTGCGAATGCGCTCGGATCCAGAGCCGCGATGTCGATGTCGTGCAGGATTCGCATGCCGATGATACCGGCTTGAAAATTCGCGAACGGGTTTGTCTGAATCGACAGCGTGCCCCAGCTCGCGAGCAGCGCGTAATCCCAGGAGCCGAAGAGCAGTTTGCCGGCCGGCATGTTGCTGGTTGTAAAGGCAGGGCAGCCGCCCATCACGCCGCTGTAGATACCGCCTTCCCACAAGAAACTCGAGGTTCCGTTCGCCTTCTGACGCGCCGCCAGCAGCGCCGCAGTCGCCTGAGTCGTAAGGTATGCGCCGCTCGCGTCCAGGCGATCGCTGATCGCCGTTTGCAGTCCGAGCACCCCTGAGAGTGCAAGTGAGGTGCCTATGATGCTGCCTACACCGGCGATGTTGGGAATGCCGGCCGGCTGGGCGCCTGAGCCTTTGCCCTGCAGGAGCAGAAACTCAAGGCGCGCCGCGAATGCGGCCAAGATCTGACCCACCAGGAAGGCCTGCACGCTCGGGCTCGTCTGGCGCATCAGTAATCGCGAGAATTCGGTGTAAACGGCGGCCGTGTGCGGAGAGATCGCTATCTGCCCGAATGTCTGATCGACTTCCGTGGTCTGAGTGGTCTCGGTTGGCAGATCACTCTGCGCGCCGGCCGTCTTCGCCACCGGGATATTGACGTTGCCGATGAGGCCTTCGAGGCGCTGCACGCCGAGCAATCCTAAAACCGATCGGGGCAAAGACAATCCGACGAAACCTAAGTTTTCCGTCTCTACCAGGAATCCGCCGAGTGATGGCGTCGCGGCGATATCTGCGCGCGTCTTCAAATTCATCGACGCGTAGTGGCGAATCACATCGAGGGGAAGCAGGATTTCGTGCGGCGCCGGCTTGCGATCGAACTGCCTCACGAGCTGGCTGTGAATCTCAGCCTCGAAACTTTGATTCGAAAGCGGCGCGCTGCCATCCATTGCCGTGCTGAGCGCGCGCCCGATGTTGTACATGCCGATCTCACGTCGCGACATGCCGAGCTCGAGGGGCTGTGCGGCGCCTGCGATCATGAGGCGATTGCGGAACTGCGAAATTGTCTCGCCGGCGGCGATGGATGCCACAGCGTGATCCGTATGGCCGTTGCGTGCTGCGAGCTGGGCAATCGATTCGGCGTCGTTCAAAATCTTCTCCGGGTATTGGACGCGGTAGATGTTACGCAGACCGCCAATAATTGTTCGGTCTCGGCCGGGAGGCTCTCGGCTTCCTTGCCTGTTATGCGTCTGTGAATTTGCTGGTACGCGGCCACGAGGATTGCCGCAACCTTCGCATCGGAGACACCAATCGATCGATGCAATGGCAGACCATCGCCCGCGTCGCGCCGAAATACATCGTCTAATCCTTCGGCGACGTTGGCCAGGATCTCAGCGTGGCTCTGATCACTTACCCCAAATCGCCGTGCGCGCCATGCCGCTATCTTGGAAACAATCACGCGCGCTGCACAGCCGGCGCCAGGCCGCCCATCAGACTCCCGCGGCGCACCTTCCCGCAGCCAGCCGCGCACCGTGTTGCTCGTCACGTTGAGCGCTTTGGCGCATTCATCGACGGTGACGACGGAGGACTTCACCTCCAGCCCGTGGTCCAGTTCGGCTTAGGGAAGTTCATCATCGGATTTGGTTTGCGGCGTATCGGCGCTGGTGCTGCAGGCTGCGGTGCGGGCATCGGAGATCCGGCGGCCTGCTCGTTCGTGCCCTCATCAGGCGCCGCGAGGTCCGTCGGCGCCGCCTTTCTTTTGCGCATCAGGTGCACGTTGAGCAGATGCGCGCCCGCGGCGCACAGCGCCTCGGTGTCCAGGTGATGATTGGGTTTTCTCTTGTCGTGGACCCAGATGACAGCCCCGTTCGCCTTGACCACGCGGGACTCTGCCGTGATTTGTTCGCAGTAATCATCGCTCGTATCCGCCGGCAGATGCCACGCGCCTGGCTGATCCAGCGGCCAGGCGATTCTGCCGTGCACATACGCCTTGAAATATCCCGCATCGACGTGAGCGAGGGCGACGCCGCGCTTCGAAGTCTTGCGCCGCGAATCAAGCTCGATGCGCGTGACGTAGACCGGCTTTTCCTGCGAAGCGCTGCCCTTGGACGCGTAGCAGCGGCCTGGGAAGCGGCGCGCGAACTGGTAGACCGCATCGGGCCTGTAGCCAGAATCCACCAGTGCCATGCGGATCCGCATGTTGTTACCGCCCCAGGTTTCCTCGAGCAGCTCGGCGAGCGAGTCCCATACGGCGAGCTGATCGGTTGCGCCCCATATCTGCCCGTAGCGCAGCAGCCACGATGTTGAATTCGCGCCCCAGGCGCGGATGCTGAAATACAGGTTCTCTTTTTGCACATCGACGCCTGCGGTAATCACGCGGGCATCAGCCGGCAGCTCGTCGGATTTGTACCCGCCGCGAAGCTCCTGCACTTTGGAGACCTCGGGCGATTCGCCTTTGAGCTTCCATAGCTGCCCGAAAACAGTGTTCATGATCGCCTGCATTCGCTCAGGTTCTTTGGAGCGCGCCGCCTCAACCCACTTTTTTGCCGCGTCTCCAAAGCTGCGCCACGGCGAGGCGAGCCCATTCACCAAAAAGCTGGCCGTGTCCGAGTCCAGATCGCCGCGGGCGATATATTTGCCTCCCGCATTCATCGAGTCGCGATACCGATCCTCGATCAGCGCCGCGCAGTGCGGGCACATAAGTTTGGCTTCGCGCTTGGCGGCCGCCGGCGTCGATTTCTCCGGCCATTTCAGCAGATCGAATTCCGGCGCAAAAAATGCCTGACAGTGCGGGCAGGTCCAGGACCAGACGTGCTGTGTTCCGGATTCGAACAGGGACCATATCGGGGATGCGCCCATGATGGTCGGTGTTGAGGCAATGATCACTTTGCCATCCGGGAAAGTCGTGGTGCGCGCCTCGGCAAGCGATACGGGATCGCCTTCGCCGCCAGTGTCGGCGTCCATGCGATCGAGCTCGTCGATCAAGATCAGCGCGGCGGGGTGCGATGATAGTTCCGTGGCACTTCCAGCCCAGGCGAGACCAAGGCGTTGCCCGGCGATGAATTTCTCTGTCGCCTTGTTGGCGGATTTGCGCTTGTCGAGCTTCTCATCGAGCCCGGGTGTCGAGCGGATCATCGGCATGAGGCGCGATTGGCTCAAGCTGGTGGCGAGCCGCTGCGTCGGAAGCACGATGATGACCGGCGCCGGATCATCGTCGAGCTTTTGCCCAACGATGTTTAACAGGCATTCCGTCTTCGCCGATTGGCTGGACATGATCATGACGAGCCGCTTGATTTTCGGATCGACGGCCGCTTGGCAGATCGCACGCAGGTACGGCACTCGCGATGAACGCCACTGTCCTGCCTCCGCGGTCCCTTTAGGCAGCACGCGGTTTTCGTCCGCCCATTCGTCGGGGCTTCGCGGCATTGGTGCCCGAAGTACTTTCGCGGCTCGCAGCAACGCCGGCCAGAGCCTCGAGGGCGCTCGCGGCGGAGTTTCTAAGACGTCGACATTCATCAAAGATTCTCCCGCGGATAACCGCCGCGTCCGTAATTCCAGCGAGTTCACTGCACAGGCGCCCGCCAAGCGCATCAAGCCCCGCACCCAGCGTCACCATGGCGGCCTCCATGCCCTGGCTCACTTCCTCGGCCGGAATCAGTTCTCGCTCGGTGTGCCGTGTCTTGAGCTCCAGGGCCCGCAGCTGCGCATCGACGTATTTCTGGCGCGAATCTGCAATGCCGGTGGTTTTCTCGGCGCCGCGGCGGACGTATTCGACGAATAACGGCACGCAAACGAAGGGGTCGAATCCCGCATGCCGTCCTTTGCCCTCGCGCGGGAATATCCCATCGCGATTTAACCGCCGAACTTGCCGGTCAGTGAGACCGACCAGGCGACCGAGATCGGCGGAATTCAGCGGACTTACGGACATGTGTTCCAAACCTCACAACGCGTCAAGAAACGCGGTCGTAGCCTCCGCGCTTCAGGCTCTGCCAAGGACCCGTCGAAACAGGCCGCCCTCCTTGGGCTATGGGCCCGCCGCCTCAAGCGAGATGCCGCACGCCGCACGAGTAGCGTCGACGATGACTGTGCCCATGCCATCACGACAGCGCCTTGAGCTGTTCAAGCAGCGACAACAAGCGAGTGTGTATGCCTTGCAGCACAGCGCGGCGCATCGAGTCATCCAACCCAAAGGCAGCGGCTTCGGTGGCTGCAGCCGAGCGTTGGCATTGGGCGATTGCGTCTCTCAAGGCGAGCGTGCGTTGTCGGTCTCGGTCGACGCACGTCACTTGGTCGCGATGGAATGCTGTGTTCATGGGTTTCCTCAATGCCTGCTTACCAAGGGTGGGATTTCGCCGTTGACACCAATGTGGGCTGTTCCCCCGTTTCCCCCTTGACCAGCTTCCGAGTTCGTTGCGGTCGCGCTTTGCGACTCGACCGAGGTTGCACGCTGTGATTTGGAAATTGCTTTCTTGTTCAGACGCGCGCGCGATCTTCTATATAGGTCGTTTTTCTTGCTACGCCTGCCGTAGCAACTTACTACGCCAGACGTAGCTATTTTTTCATCGATTGCTACGCCTGCCGTAGCAACGTTTTCGGCGTTCGTTGCTACGCCTGGCGTAGTAATTGCCACCTGTAACGGGATAGCTGACAGCGCGTACTGTGCAGGTCGGTTCTTGCCGCCTTTGTCGACGATCAGCACCAGGCCGGTCTCGAGGACCTCGGCGCGGGCGCGTTCGAATGTTTCGGGGTGCGATAAGCCGAACGCTTTGCCGTGCCGTCGCTGCGTGAACGTCAGCGCGCCATTGTTGAAGCCAGACCACGACAGCGCGAGACCTGTGAACCAGCGAAATCCGGGGTGCGAAAGTGCCTGCACTTCAGATGTCGTCGTGAGGCGGTACCAGAGCCGCAGCACCGTGACGGATTGACGTCTTATCGGCATAACACATCCGCCCAGTCTTTCGCCGGTTCCGGTGGCGTTCGGATTTCAACGCGCACTTGACCTTGCAGGCGCTCAAGCAGTGACGTTGCGGCGGTCAGGCCTGGCACATCGCGATCCGCAAAAACCGTGAGCCGCTTCACTCCCGCCGGCGGCGTGAACTTGGCGAGCAGCGTTGTATTTAGCGCTGACCAAACCGGGACCGCGTGCAGCGCCGCGGCCGCGATGCAGGTTTCCAGACCTTCGCCGATGCCCATGGAATCGCCTGGGATGGGATATAGGCGGACAGCGCATGACTCGCGTCCTTGCAATGGCGAGAAGATTTTCCTCGGCGTGCCGCTGGTGAGCTTTCGCCCATTGTCCAAATACGTGACGTGCGAGGAAACCAATTCGCCGGCACCGTCTCGAATGTCGGCTATGAGCGCGGGATATCGGCCGCCTTTTTGGCCGCCGTCGAAGTAATCGACTCCAACGTGGGCGCGCAGCGTCGATTCCGCCGCGGCTGGCCAGAGCGATCGGCCGGCGAGGTAATCGACAGCACAGTCACAATCCTGCAATGCGCACGTTTCGCGCCGCAGCCTCAGCACTCGCGCCGGCGGTTGCGCGATCGGGGGCGCCCCTGCTGTTGAGCGGCCTTCCATCACTTCCCCCCGATTGGGGGTAAGTGTTTTTCCGCCACGTTGAAGCCCCGCGGCTTCGAGCACCTTTTCGCGCGCCATCAGGAAATTCCAACCGTATACGAGCCCGAGCAGCTTGAAGCCATCGCCGCCGCCGCAGTTGCGACAGTAGTAGTCGCCGCGCCCTTTGCGATTGCTGAAAAAGTATCGATCTGTCCCGCCGCACTTGGGGCAGGGCCCATGAAATTCCTTTTTGCCAACGTTCGCTCGGAGATACTGCGCGTCAACGTTGAGCCTCTGAAGAATCTCAGGCCAATCGACGCGGGCATGAATGTCTGCCGCCATCATGCGTGCTGCCGCTTCGCGTAGGCGATGAGGCGAGACTTAATCCAGCCAGCCGTAAGCGGCGTGACCGCGCTCGGCATGGTCCGCCAGTAGTTGCCCGGCGGCTTGTCGATCTGAAGCTTGAATTTCTCGCGCGTATTGATCCATGCCCACCAGCGCGCGGAGTTCGGTTTCTCCAGCCATTTTGCGGGCCAGCGCTGCGCGTAGAAGCCCAAGGCCTCGGCGAAGAAAGATCGCGCATCATCGGCAGCGTAATCGCGAGGAACTGCGCCGACTTCTACGAGTTCGGCATTTTGCACGCGGACCGCTTTCGGTGCTGGTGCCGGTGCCCAGCCGCAGGCATCGCACGCTGGCCCATCTTCTGATACCAGCCACATATGCGCGCACTCGGGGCAGCTCCGCGCTGATTCGGTCGTGCGCTTGCGCTCGGCGATGCGCTTCGCCGTGGACTTGTTGACGTTGTTGCCATCATCCAGTGACCAGAAAATCGGTTCATCGGGCAAGCCTAAGTTTTCAACCACGCGGCCATGGTCAATGACGATGAGATATTCCTTGCCCGGCGCCGGGCGCATGCCGCGGCCGATCGCCTGGCGGTATAGCACGATGGAACGGGTGGGGCGCGCGAGTACGATGCACTCGACGGCGGGAATATCGATTCCGTAGCTGAGCAGAAAGCAGTTGATGAGGATCTTGGTTCGCCCCTGCTCGAGGCGGTAAATCGCGGCCTCTCGATCTGGTTCCGGATCGCTGTCAGTGAGCAGCTCGGCGGCAACGCCGGCGGCGCAGAATTCTTGTTTGAGTGCGGCGCCGTGCGCTTTGTCGCAGGCGAAAACAATGGTGCGCTTGCCGTTCGCGATGCGTAGCCAGTTTTGCACGACATCGCCCACGAGCTTCGGTCTCGACATTAGCGTCCCAAGTTCGCCCACCGCAAAATCGCCGGTTTTCGAATCCTTGCGCACGCCCTCGAGCTCGACCGTGCTGACGGCTGGCGCACTGTAGATCCTGGGCCGCACCAGGTCGCCGGAAGCAATCAGGCTCTTGGTGCTGGGCCCGCAGATCAGTACGTCGTACCCATCGCGCAATGATCGGCCTGAGATCTTTGCCGGCGTTGCCGTGAAGCCCAAGTGCACCGCGGCGGGATACCGCTCAAGAACCTGCATGCGACTCGCGCCCAGCGATAGATGCGCCTCATCGAATATCACCACGTCGGCGGAAGGCAGCGGCATGCGTGCATCGACCAGGCCGCGACGAAAGAGCGTGTCCGCCATCGCGATCTGTACCGGCGCCGCAGCCCAGATGAGATTCGGCAACGCCGCAGCGATGACACCGTGCGGAATTCCGAAGAGTTCAAACCGCTCATGAATCTGCAGGGCGAGGCGGGTTCGGGTGACGATCGCTAGAACCCGATGCTCAGAGCTCACGGCGGCCGCGGTGATCGCGGCCATGCAATGCGTTTTTCCGAATGCCGTATCGGCCTGGGCGAGGATTCGCGTGTCGCCCCCGCGAAGTGCATCGCCGATTTGCCGGATCAGAGCGACTTGATTTTGTCGCAGGCAGTTTGCACTTGCGGGGAGCGCATCGAGGAATGTCGGAACTACCTGCACGGCCGTGGCGCTGCTACTCATGCAACAGTCCCAAGGCGTTTATCAGGAATTGCACCACTCGCGAAGGCAGCCATCCGCGCCTGCCAGCTTCGAAGAGCACCAACTTTATTGCCCGGCGCAACCCGGTTACTATGCGCACCGCGTGTATTTGGTCGAGGGTCACAATGTCACGTCAATGCAACGTGACTCTCGACCGTTCCTTCAGGCTGCAGCGGTTTGCGAATTGCCGGTGCGGCGTGCCCGCGGCGGCGCGGATGCCTGCTCGGCAATCCACTTCAGAAGATCTTCCCGCTTATACAGCGCCCGGCCGTTGATAATTGAGTACTTCGGGCCCGTACCGTTGGTGGCGAGATTAGCCAGCGCCGTCTTGCCGACCGGGACACCTTCATCGCGGACGAATTTAGTCGCGCTATTCCTGTCAAGAAAAGATGACATCTAATCGCTCCAATCGACGGCGAACAGCGCCGCGCCGAAGCGAATTAGAAACGATTAGTTAGCAAAGAAAATGCGGTTCGGTGCATGGGTGGGCGACACCTACACCGAAGGCGAGTCAGGCAAGCTTCCCTTCTTTGGCGAGCTTGAAAATTCTGCGGCGCTTCGTGCCTCGCTTCGGATAGCGCTGGGCATTAGCAAATAGCTTCGCGCGCTCGCGAGCTTCGGTCGGCAAGTCTTGCGTCGCCGCCCAATCCTTGAATGCAGCAATCATCTTCGAATTCGCGTCGAGCTTCAGGCCCGCGCTTTGATTGGCGAGGTTCTTTCGCGACTGTGCGCGCGTTGCCATCAGCTGAGCAGAGATTGGAACCATACGCCTTGCAGGCCATTCCTTGGCTATGCCCATCAGGATTCCGAACTGCAGCATGGCATCGATGGCCAGCGCTCGATCGATACCCTTTAGCACCATCTTGTCTAGCGCCTCCGCTGCTCGCTTCAATCCTTCGTAACGTTGGCGCTCGCGCTCGGTACTCGGCAGCGCTAACCAAAGTAGTGATTCTCCCGTGAGCGCGGCGCTGATCATTTTGTGAGCGCGCGAAATATACAGACGGACCCAGTCTTCGTTAGTCGACGGCGTTATTTGAAGGCCGATCACGGCTGCGCGCCGATCAGCCCGGACAGGTAGTCACCCCACCGGTGCCAAGCATCGGCCTTCTCAGCCGCATAGCTGTGCTGATCGTAAACGCCCACAAGGCCGCCGGCGATGTGGCCCAGGCATTGCTCGGCGACGGTTTGCGAAACGCCGAGACGGGCCAGGCCGCTGCGCATGAAGCGCCTTAAATCATGGAAGCGCCAGTCCGGAACGATCGGCCTGACGCGTGTCATGAGGCTGTGCTGAAAATCGAAAGCTGTTTTGTCGCGTCTGCCCCAAAACACATACGGCGAGCCTTCGAGCACCGGTTGTCGCTGGATCACCGCTCGCGCGCTCGGATGCAGATTGATGACGAAAGGCTCCGGATCATGCCGCCCGGTTTTGCGGCGCTCCGGCGGGAGCGTCAGGGTCGAAGAGTCAAGGTCGACCTCAGACCAACGCATCTGCGTAATCTCGGTTCGCCGTGCGCCCGTGTAGGCAAGCAGTTCGAATGCCGCGAGCGCTGGGTCACCCTCAATCTTGAACGCCCGCCACAGGGTGAGGAATTCGGCGTCGCTCAATTTGCGCGATCGCACGCGCCGGCCGCCGGTGACGCGCAAGCGATTGCGGGCAGGGTTTCCGGTGACGACCTCCCGCTCATATGCGGCGTTGAAGTAGCTGCTCAGAATCGCCATGAACTGCTCGGCAACGCCCGGCTTGATTGCATCGGCGACGCGTAGCACATCGGTGCGGGTAACCGATGCGACGGGGCGGCCGCCGAGCTCCGCGACCGCAGCGCGCGCACTTGGCGTAAGCTTCACCCGCTCGCGCGCCTCACCCTCGACATAGGTTGCAATCAGCGCATCGACTTTGGCCCGATAACGCGGCCGCCAGCTTTGAAGTTCAGTCTGCCGCTCGAACCATGTCCGCATTGCGAGCCGCAACGGGACCGAGCCGCCCTGCTCCGCGTTGCCGACGACCTCTGCCAGGCGCTTGCGCGCAAGGTCTCGCGCTTGCGCCACTGTGACAGCGCCCACGCGGGCGGATCGCAACGTCTCGCGCGGCCGCTTGCCGTCAGGCTCGCGCCATGTGACCACGAAGGATGCTTTGGTTGGCGTGTAACGGATGCCGAAGCCGGTGACCAGGTCGTCCCAATCGAATTCCTGGCCGTCGCTCGGATGTTTGCGCTTGCGAATCAGTTCATCTGTCAGCCGCATTTTGTACTTCGGCTTGTCGAGAGTTGTAACCGGATCCCTGATTTGATGCCCTCGACTTGGGCCGCCTTGGTATGTTGAAGGCGACTATCTTACTGATAAAGCGAAAGAAAGCGATAGCAAGCGAATACGCTCAAATGGCACCGAAAGCGCCTTTTTCTACATCGTGTGGGTGGGCTTGTCTCCGCCGAGCGCGCCGGCGAGATAGTTTTCGATTTTCTTCTGGGTGTTGCCGCGATCCTGATCGCTGAACTGAAC